CCTTGACTGCCTTTTCAGTTCCTGGACCAAAATCACCATCTGCATTTAGACTAAGAAGCTCTTGAACTTTCTTTACTGCTTCTCCTTTTGAGCCAACCTTAAATGGCTTAAACTCTTTCTTTGCTGCTAGTGCTGCTGGCTGAGATGGAGTTGTTACAGGCTGTGATACTGATCCACCCTTTGACAGAAGTGGAACATTCTCTTCACCAGCGTAAACTGGACGACCCCAACCAACTACTGCATTGATAATTCCTTTTTTATTCTTTACGTATGCACGAGTCTTCTCTACGCACATTCCGCCATTGCGCTGGTCTCCCTTTGCAGTTCCTGAAGTATTTCCTTCAATAACTTGGATTGTTCCATCGCCATTGTTCTTGATGCATATACCAACATGTGAAATACGATTTACACCATCATCTGGGAAATCAAAATAGATCCAGTCTCCAGGAGTTGGATCATCATTGCGAGCATCTGCCCAACGATTATTCTTCTTAAACCAATCTGCTGCTGCTACTGTTGAAGCAGTCTTTGGATATTTGTTTGGGTTAAGTCCTGCTGTAAATGCTGACCATGATACAAATGATTGGCACCATGGTTGAAAGTTTGCGCCACTCCATTTACCATACTTTGTTTCATTATCTTTAGGACCCTCAATGGTTCCCAACTCTTTCTTTGCAACCTCAATGATTGCTTCTAGACTACCTTTTGCTGACATTTTTCCTCCTGTTAAGTACAACAATCTATTATATCATCATGAAGCTTTTTCTGTCAAACGGTTATGAGTTCTTATCCTATGACAGTTAGCACATACTACTTCACATTTTTCTATTTCTTTTTTTATTGCTGCCCACGAAAATCCATCATGAATCATTCTTGATATGTTATATTTTTTGTCCCTAATGTGATCAAAATCTAAAACTATATGATTACATTCTCCACAGTCAACACATCCACTTGCTTCCTTAATTGATTTAAGGCGCATCTTGAATTGCTGTTTATTATAAACTGCCAATTCTTTTTCTGACATGGTTTTATAATTATACACCTAAAATTATAAAAGCCCCACGTAGGCGATTCAAGCACTATGGCCCAGGTCGTATATAGAATAGGTAACTAATCCATCCCAAGGTCCTACGTGAGGCATAACAGTCTTTATAGTCGCTGTCTTCCCCGACTTTTATATTATACTACTTGATTTTGATTGACTTAGGCTTCTTTTCTTCAGGAACAATGCGATCAACATTAATATGTAGCATACCGTCCTTTAAATCAGCCCCTGTTACTTCCATGTATTCACCAAGTGCAAATGATCTTACAAATTTACGAGCTGCTATACCCTTGTGAACAACTTCAGCATCTGTTACTTCAACAATCTCACCCTTAATAATTAGTGTGCCATTATCTACTGAAACATCAATATCTTCTTTTGTAAAACCTGCAACTGCAAGTGATATTCTGTATGTGTCTTCATCTAGTTTAAGAAGATCATATGGAGGATATGATTGTGAATTTGTTTTATATGCACCATTGAGGCGAGTTAGCTCCCTATTGAAGCCAATAAAAAAAGGATCATTGAATAGATCCATAGCGTACTTTGTTACCATGTTATTCCCCTTTCAAGCGAATAAGTTAATGTATCCCCGTAGGCAATACATAACTATTATAGCAGAAATGTGAACTTATGTCAAATTAGATTATGAAGAAACTAGATTATCAGAAAAAGCAGGATTTATTGGAGATTTGGCTCCTGCAATTATTTTTTCTATTTCATTACATATAAGAGCATACTCTTCATTAAAGACTTCCATGGTTCTTCCTTCACCCATAGCAAAAGGTCTTCCTTCTTCTATCATTGATTCTTTAAGAGTTTTTTCTATATCATAATTTAGTGTTGTGCAGGCAAAATGTTTTACAACGTAGCCGTCTCTATCAATTAAATATTTTTCGTAGTTTCCACCCATTTGAGCTCCATTATAAAAACCGTAGTTAAGCCAAGGAGATAGATATCCTCCTTCTGGAGTTTCATCTTTTATAGTGTGCTTAATGTGTGATAGTGCAATTGTTTGATTTGCAATTTCTTTATAAAGTTCATGTGGTGGCTGAATTTCTTGACCTAAACCATTTACGCCTTCAGGTAAGCCATTTCCTAGTTGTTCATTCATATTTGTATTAGGGTTAGATGCTACCATTTCTGAAAATTTAAATGTAGTTCCGTAAACTTCTTCCCCATATGTTTTTGAGTCTAGTCCACAGGTAATTCCTTGTGACCATTTACCTTTAGTTACTCCTGGTCCACAGTAATCATTTGTTGGGACAGCAATAATTTCAAAACCCTGATCTTGATACTTTTCTTGTAGCCACTGTAGAACTTCCATTTGGTTAGCGTTTCCACAACCAACAGTTGTATTAACAACTAGAGTTACTTTATTTTTAAATTGATCTAAATGGTTTGCAGTACCATCTGCAGAATTTAATGGTATCTCGTATAAAGGTTTCATAAGTTAATTATATCATCTTTTAGCATTATTATTTGTACCCCCAAGGGGAATTGAACCCCTGTTACCACCGTGAAAGGGTGATGTCCTAACCACTAGACGATGAGGGCATAGAGCGGATAGCGGGAATCGGACCCGCACATTAACCTTGGCAAGGTTACGCACTACCACTATGCAATATCCGCAATGCTGGTCTGGCAAGACTTGAACTTGCGACATGGGCATTAACAGTGCCCCGCTCTGCCAGCTGAGCTACAGACCAAAACTTTTTACTATGACTCTTTTATTTTAAACACTACTTGGCATGGATCTCCGCCATCTTCCCATTCCTGCATTTCTTCGTCAGTCATGTACTGGTCTCCATCATGAGTGTTACAGAATGGCTCTGTTATCCACCCTCTGCTAATTCCATTTTCAAGCCAAATATCAAACTCATTAAAGTCTGACTCCTTGTTTTGAATTTCCTTTAAAATTTCATCAAATTCATCGCTCATATGTAAAGTATATCCTTAAAGGCTAACAATGTCAACTGGACCCATGCATGATGGGCTAAATTTAATTGCTGCAGAAACAGCAGACAGAACTCTGTTTCTTGCATTTTTTTGTTTATCTGTTGCATAAAGAACACCATATGCATACTCAGCTCCAGAACCCATAGCTAAATATGGCAAGGTATATTTAGATAAAGACATATCAGCAGAACTATGCTCGTATATCTCACCACGAATACAAATAATTAAACCAAGATCTCCATCCTTAGATGTATCTACCCAGAACTCATTATAAAATTCACGAAGCTCTTTAATAAACCTTGTCTGCATAAACTTATCTGTATCTTTTATGTTTGGAGGTGTTGGTTTAAAGTTATAGCGGATTCTTTCTCCGTCCATTGATCCAGCATATCCAATTAAGTATGGACCTATCTTCCAAACTTTGGGGGCATCAAGTGCTAAAATAGTTCCATCATCTGAAGCACCACGATCTCCAGCCATGTAGATCTTATCTTCATGCTTTAAAACAGCAATACAAGTCATGCCCAAACCCCTTTAGATATCTATACTAAAGTATACCATCTACCCAATATATTGTCAAGAATTGATTATTTATTCAATAAAGTCATCAAGATCATCAAGCTCATCTACTGCTTGTGTAACAGTAGGCCCAGATGTCTGAATAGACTGTTGCTCATATGGCTGAGAAGTTTGTGTAACTTCTGAGCTTCCGCCATTTTTACCAATTAAGATACCAGCAAGAGTACCTGTGATAAATGTTGCCACAGATGACAAGACATTAAAGAACATCTTATCATTTTCTGACTGCTCACCTATTGGCTGTGTTACAAAAACAAGGGCATAAAGAATACCCATTGTTGTAAACAATAGAATTGTTCCTAGTGTCATGCCAAGAAAAAACTTTAGTCTTGCATCTAATTCATCTGATGTATATCTTTTTTTACTCATTTACGCCACCCTCCAAAGGATCAAAGCCAAGTATATCTTTACTGCATAATCCATCTGCTAAGCAGATTGGTGGATTACACTCTTTATTATACCAGTTAGCTGGATCATGACACTCATAACGATATCTATTTTCTAGCATACCGCAAGAAGTCAAAGAGACAGATAGTATTAATACTGATATGGTGGACAATATTTTTTTCATATCTGTTATTATACTACTATTCTTTATTTCTAGCAGGGCTAGTTAATATCCATAGTGCAGTTGTAGCCATAATTCCATAGCCAACGATAGTCTTTGCGCTACCGTCTAAAACAACCCAGGCAATAAACATTCCAAGGAGAGTCCATGCCTGGTCTATTAGATCTTTAACTATATTCCTTATTATTCTTACCATCTTCTTCCTCCTCTTGAACCTGGTGAGTTGCTACCTGAGCCCCCTCCAGAACTTCCTCCACCAGTAGAGCCTCCTGTTGCCCCGCCAGTTGCTACTGCTGCTGCATTAATTGCAGCTCCTGCTGCAACCACTGTTGCTACAACCATGTCTGTTGCTTCTTCTCTTTCTTCCTCTGTCATATCTGCACCAATACTTCCTAGTGCTGCTAGAGCTGCTCCTGGATCAGTAAATGCTGCTTCTAGTAATGCACCTGGATCTTGAACCAGTTCAACATTTGCGGCAACTTCTGCAGTAATAACAAGTGCATTTCCATTTTCATCTGTACGAACTTCAACAGGCGTTTCTGGTGGAAGATCTGCATAAGAAACTCCAGATGCAGCGACTGCAGCTGCTGTGACAGCTTCTCCAGGCTTAAGGTCTTCTAGTAGTGCTTCAACCACAACCTCTTTTTGTTCTTCAGTTAACTCTTTACCATCTTTAGCATCTTCAAGTATTTCTTTTAATTCCTCTTCTTCTGCAATTGCTTCTTCTGCTGCAGCTTTTTCTTCTTCTAACTCTTTAGCCTTTTTCTCAGCCTCTATAGCATCCGCTTCTGCTTTTGCATCTTCTTCTGCTTGTCTTATTTCTTCTGCAATTGCTTCTTCTTCTGCAGCTATACGCTCAGCCTCTGCCTCTGCTTCTGCAATGGCTCTTTCTTCTTCCGCTATACGCTCTGCTTCTATGCGTTCAGCCTCAGCCTTAGCCTCTGCTTCTGCTTTTTCTTCTGCTGCTTTAACCTCTGCTGCAATACGATCTGCTTCTTCTTGAGCTTCTATCTCTGCTTGAATTCTTGCTGCTTCTATCTCAGCTTCTATACGATCAGCCTCTGCTTTTGCTTCTGCCTCTGCTTTAATCCTTGCTGCTTCTCTGGCTGCTTCTTCTGCAGCAATTCTATTTGCTTCTGCCTGAGCTGCTGCTGCTTGTTGTGCAATCAATGCTGCTGTTTCTGCTTGAATTCTTGCTGCCTCTGCCTGTTGTGCAAGTGCTTGAGCTGCTACTTGTGCTGCAATTTCTTGTTCAGTTGGTCCAGTTGGTACTGTCACAGTTGCTGTTTCGCTAGGCGTAGGAGTTGTCACTGTTGTCGTTTCAGGTATTGGTGTTGTTACGGTTATTGTTTCAGGTGTGGGAGTTGTTACAGTTGTTGTTTCAGAGGGACTAGGAGTAGGTGAAGGTTCTGGAGCAGGTGCTACATATGTATACCCAGTAACAACATTTGAATTTGCAGAGTAAAGGGCAAATGTATCGTTATCTGATCTAATATGAAATGACCAGACTGTCCCTGCTGGCATAAGGCCATCTAGTAAGGAATGATCAATTGTTATTGTTGTATTTAAAGAATTTGGTCCGCCAACATTTCCAGTAGCAATTCCCCAGCCATTGCACCCAGCACAATTAAAACTAATCGCATATCTTTCTGGTTGAGTGTTACCAGTGTCTGGCGCATCCCAGTCTAATACTATTGCCGTACCACTGTCAGTCAATACAAGGTTTCTTGGAGGCCCTATTGTTTTTACTACTGGTGCTGCTTGAGATGTAAAGGCTGATGCTGGAATAATATCCATAGATCCAGATTGATCCCAATGAAGGAATACATTTGCTCCCCCGCCATTTTCGTAGTACATTAATTCTATGGTTTTTGGAACTCCTGCCGTAAAGGATATTGGATCAGTCGTAGTTCCTCCGCCACCTTTGTCAAACCAGTCGTCTGCTACTAAGACTCCACCAATATATAGTCTTGTGCCATCGTCTGCTGTTGCTAAAAATGATATATCCTGAGTAGAATCGCTTCTAATTGACCCTGTAAATCGTACGATCACATCCTCTGAAGGACCACCTAAGACGCTACCACTGCCCCACTGAAAGTTAACATTGGGTACATTTACTGTGCGTACTGGAGAGGCTCCTTGAGGGATATATGGGGCATTATTTTGACCCTGAACATTGTAGACCTGAGCAGTCAAACCTTCTGCTGCGTGGGCTTTGTCAATTATTAAAAGCAGGGGAAATAGAGCAAGGGATAAAACCAATGCTACTCTCAACAATCTCTTAATCTTTAACTCCTTATAGTCGTAGTGGTGATATGACTATTAAGGCTATTATATCATTTTATTGCAACAAAAAAGGGAGCCAGTTGCCTGACTCCCCTAATTGTTTTGCTAATTAAGCCTTTACCTTCTTAGCAATCTTTGCAATTACTGCTGCAAGAGACTTGATCTGTGCTTGAAGTCCAGCAATCAACTTAGTAACTGATGCTGATAGAACTGCCACTGCATCCGTTGCTGCTTGGGCTGCTGCTGTTGCTGCATCTGCTGCTTTAGCTGCATCAAGTGCTGCAGTAGTTGCTGCGTTAGAAGCCTCTAGAGCCTCTGTTGCTGCATCAAGTGCTGCCTTCTGTGCAGAATCTTCAACAAGTGCCTCTGCAGAAACTACAACCTGGCCTGCTACTGGAAGAGATGATCCACCAGTTGCTGTGACCTTTACTGTGTTTTGCACAAGTGGCATAAAGACTTTATATGTCTTTACTGTTTCTGTATCTGTTGTTACAGAGACTCCAGAGATAACATCACTAGAAGCGCCGAATGCATATGATGGAGTAATTCCACCAGTTGCAAATAGGTTTGAGTATGTCTTTGGTGACATTGGAAGTCCGTTTGCATCAAGTACCTGTACGGTAATCGTTGCAGCTTCACCTGGAAGGTACTTAGCCTTATCAAATGAGAGCTTAACGGTAGTTGCTGTACCCTCAACACGGACTGCTACTGGGTTAGAAACAATTGTTCCAGTTCCAATAACAACATTAGCTGTTCCAGCCTTTACGCCAGTTGCGGGGAACTTTGCTACACCGTTAACAATTGTTGCTGATGTTGCTGAGTTATTTACAGTTGTAAGATCTGCTGATGTTGCAGAAAGTGTTCCTGCTCCAACAGTTACTCCTGCTGCATCATATGCAACTGCAGAAATAACATCTGAGTTAGAACCTACGGCAATAACAGACTTTGTAGATGTTGCAACAATACGTGCAATATCTCCATAGAATGTTACTGATTCTGTTGCGAGAACTACGCCAGATTGTGTTGTAATTGTTACTGAACCAACCCCAGCAGTTCCATCAGCAAAAATACCAATGTGTTGTCCTGCTGCAACTGTAAGTGCACGACCCTGTGATGCAATTGTAGTTGGGTTTGATCCCGCTCCAATCATACCTGGACCGCTAACAATTGCTGTTAGTGATTCTGCAACAGATGTTCCTGCTGCATTCTTCTGTGTTACAACAATGACTGCTGCTGCATCTGCTGAAACCGTCTTTGATGCATACACTGTTGCATCTGCTGTTGCAGAACTTGTCTCTCCAGCATTCAAAATAGATGTAGATGTTGCTGCAGATGTCTTAAGATCTGGAGCCTTTACCGTTACAGTCCATGTTAGTGGAGTAGAATTAAGAATTCCAACGACTCCAGCCTTCAAAGAAGGTGTCAATCTAACGACATATGTTCCTGGAACAGAAGGTGTATCTAGTGTTACCAAAAGCTTGGCAGAAACATTAGCAACAGAATTGCTTGTTGAAGCAACGTCTGCAGAATAATTTCCTGATCCAGCAACAACTACTGCGCTGGTTGTTTCAATAACAGAAAGTGTTGCAAGCTTTGCTGCACCTGCTGGCAAGGATGTCATGCCAGATGTTACTGTTACTGTGTCTGATGTATTTTGTGCTAAAAATCCAACTGTTATGACTGCTGTTGCAGATTCACCAGCAATTACCGTATCAGCAACTGCATCAATGGTAAATGTGTCTGCATTTACAGCAGCACTTGTCGGAAGTGCTGATAGTACGCCAAAAGACATTGCTGCAGCTAGTCCCAAAGCGATTTTCTTAAATGAATTCACTTACTTCTCCTTATTATATTAGTTTTAAATTGTCAAGAAAGCTCTTGACATCTTCAGGCATTTGCCTGTCTTCCAATTCTACCATAGCTCTTTGCTTTCTTGCAAGTTTATCGCTGGTCCCCCATGTATGAATCTCTATTTCAACATTCATATCTTTGGGAGTATGAGAAATAGCACCAAATACGGCACCGCAAACAGCATCTGCCAAGTCTTTAGACTTTTTTCTAGGGTGATCTACACGATTACCCTTCATAATCTTAAGCTCTGACATTTCTTCAAGAAGCAATGGAATCATTGGCATAGCAACACGCTCTTCATAGATCATCATTGCTAAATCTTCGTAGTGTTTTTTTGCAACAGAAACAGTATCAGTTCTTATTCCAACTGCCTTTAACTCTTGCTGAATATCAAATGATTGCCAACGGTCAAATGATACTAATCCTATGTTAAAACCTTGTCTTCTAAGGTTTTGTATCCATTGCTTGACTTGAGATAAATCAACAGGACCTTCTGATCTTGGTTCCCACCATGCTACTGCATCTACTACTACTACTGGTGCTACCTGTTCATAATCTTTAATTACCTGAATATTTACCCATTTTTCTACATGTGCAATTGCTACCGCACACTTATCGTGCTTTTGGGCAAGGTCAGCATGTACATAGTATGTCTTATCTGGATCTGGCTTAAAATTTTCTGAGAATCTTCTAAAGCTATCTACAGGATTAGTTAGTGTCATGCAGTTAATAAGTTTATCTTTTTGCTTAAAGAAAGAATCTGATGAATATGTTGGTGTGCAAAGAAAACGCATCATTGCATCTCCTAGATCTGTTAAAAATGCAATTTTAAAATCATCAATTTTACGAGTGGGATTTACTTCCCAAGTTGGACGTTTTAGTGCAAATATCTTTGGAATCTTATAAGAAAGGATATGGTCTTCATCCCAGGATATTTCAAAACTATTGTCTGGATTATCATGTGGCAGATCTTCATTAATAATAAACTTATGTGTTCTTTCTATTACCTCTTTGTCAGCGATTACTGAATCGTACCGTTGAGAAATAAAGTCACCCTGATAACGAGGGAATGAAAGAAGAACAACCTTTCCAAGGTCAGGGAAGCGAGAATCTACAGTACCACGAAAAGCTTTATAGATGTTATCAGCAGTCTTTCCTTGTTCGTTTCCTGTTACTACCTCTGATGCAAAACCAGAAATTTCATCAAGTACTGCCATGAATAAGTTCAAACCTTCATGTGACTCACGCTCAGAGTGGCCAGAATAAACAGTAATTGATTTATCAAATTCAATTGAGTCTGCCTTTGGATTATACTTTCCTGCAAACCATGGTGATCTTTCAATCTTTGATTTAAATCCTTTAAAGAAAACATTTTTTGCCTGTTGAGCGTTTACGGCTACGTTAATAATATCAATTGCATCTCCTGCAGGCTTGCCATAATATATTGCAGGATCTTTAAGGCATAGCATCTTATATACTACATATGCACACGATACTGTTGATACGAAGTCTTTTCCAGATCCCTTGCCAAGTTGCAGGATAAGCTCATTCTTTGTATATTTTTTATAGTATTCTTCGCCTGCATCCCCCATGATATCAACAACATCTTCTTTGCGATAAATCTGGCTCATTGCTTCTACAATTGTGTATTGAATATCAGACAATGGTGGTTGTCCAAGATAGTCTGGGGACTCAACAAATGTCTTTGCGTCAACAGGCTTCTCAACAAAATGATTCTCTTTTAGAACTTCTAGAAATTCTTCAAACATTATAACCAAAATCCAATAATTGCATACTTTGTTCCGCTAATGACTGCATCAGCAGAATGAGAAAAATGTTCAGAAGATGGAAAAATCATTATAGTGTTTGTCTCTGGTTTAAATGACTTTTGAATTTTTGTAAAGGTTATTGTTCCTCCTTCATAATCATCGTTTAAATAAACAATGGCTGAAACTCTTCTTGGGTATTCTTGTGTAAAATCGGAGTGTTCTGTAAAAAACTGTCCTTCTGTGTACCTAACTATATGATATCCTTCATTTTTTAATTCATATATATTATTTTTATTTGCATATTCAATAACCAATGGTTCAATTTTACTATTAAGCTTTTTTTTGAAATCTTCAGTAAATATGTTAGTGCTTGCATTCCTGATATCCTTGTATGATAGTTTGCTACCTTCAAGCCTTGACTTTGCAACTTTTGCATCAGTCCAAGGAAATTGTAAATGATTAGACAATATATCGTCTAATAATATATCACTAACCTTATCTATAAAAATTTTATCTAAACTAGTCATTATAAACCTCAGAAACTATGGTTATAACTTCTCCTTCTTTTGCAATAGACGATAGTCTTTGCATAATAAGATCTCTAATGCCTGGATGCTCTGATGCAATATCTCTAAGAATTCCAACAAGAACTTCTTGACGACGTTCAATCTCAACCATTTCCTCTGCAAGCTCTTTGTTCTCAAGAAGACCAGCTTTTTGCAACATGTCAATGCGCTTAGACTCAATATCCATAACAAGCTTGATAGCAGCAGTCTTTGCACTAAGGTTGTTAGTTAATGAGGCTTCATCAATAACCTCATAAGATTTAGAGATAAGTTTGCTATAGTGTGTATCAGCACCAACTAGTGCTTCTTTTGCACGGGCACGAATTGCAGCATTATCAGAAGCCATAGTCTTCCACTCATTAATAAGTGAGACCACACGTGTACGTGGAATGTCCAACTCTTTTGAAATGACTGTAGGATCATTGCCTTTTAAGTATTCACTGACAACATTATTTACTTGATCAAGATGTTTAACTAAATCTTCTTCAGTTGACATATTTTCCTTCTAGTCTATTAATCTCATCCTTGATATAAAAAATTGCCTTCTCTAAATCTTGAATTGTTTTTGACTCATCTTTAAGTCCTGCTCTCCAAAGGTACTTGAATGCGTTACCAATATTAAAGTTACGATGACGGGTAATTTGTATGCACTCAACCCCAGAAGGATCTGTTGTATAGTGTTGAGGATGGTTAACTTGATCAACCGTTATGTTTAAGTTATTACTCATATGCAGGCTCCACAGATAATCTTTTTAAACATTTTGCACAATCTACATACATCATACGTGTATATGGACATGAAACAGCATGTTTAATGTTGTGTTTACAAAAATACTGTTTAGCTATTGAGTATGTCACATAAATAAAATTATTAAAAATCTTCTTCATCCTCATCCCAATCAAAAGCCTCTGGCATTCCCTTTAAAGCTGTAACAACATATGTAATACCAACAGCTCCAGCAATTCCTATTCCAAGCATTATCTTTTGTAGTTTACTCATCTTTTTGACTTCCTTAGTCCGAATTTTGCAAGATAAACATAGATAGTCTCTACGCTTGCCCCACACTCTTTTGCAATTTCTTCTGGAGACTTCTTATCAATAAGAAATCTTTTTTTTAGCCATACTTCTGAATTATATAGTTTAGCAGACATCATGCCTCTTTGTCAACCTTTATTACTGGATCAAGCCTATCCCAGTACCCTCTGGGGCTGCCCTGATACATCTGCCCAGTCTCACGGTCCATAAGCAACCACTTTGTTGGAGCAAGAGTCTTTACTGTTAGTATAACATCAGCATCTTCTTCTTTAAATGAAAAGCTATCTCTATTGCTCATGGCTCACCATTAGATTCAAAAAGGTCATAATTGTAGGCATTTGAGTCCTCAAGAATCCACTTATCGTAACTCTCAACATCCCACTTATTTGTATTAATAAGTCTTTGTATTAGTAAATCTTTCTTTGTTACAAATGATGGCTCTTTTATTCTTACCCTGTTATTTGGCTGTACCGCAAAGTTTCCATCATCTCTTTGAATAACATGACCACACTTGTGTTGCCCTGGATTTTCAGAGTATCCATCATCTAAAATGTTTGTTTCTGGACTATGCCAGTCAAGTGTAAATAAATATGTTCCTGGAACTGTTGTTTGAGTTCTATCCATGTACGACATTCTCATATTACTTAATGCTTGAAACTTTGTAACAGAAACATGAGAGCTAAAAGAGTTCCACAAGACAAGGTTGTGAATTGGCTCTTCTGGAACTCCTGGCTTAGTACAAAATGCATTAATTGGCATTCTCCACCAAATTCCACCATCCTCCATCATAAAGTGAAACAATGGGCTTCTTGCTTTAATACTTGAAACACCAAATATTACACATGGGAAATATTTATCATGACTATCTAGTTGATCTCTTAAAAAATTTCCACGCACATAGCATTCTATTGGTGGAATGTTTGCATTTAACTCAGGCATTATTTATCAACTCCTATCGCCTTGCTCCAATTTTTTATAGCCCAATGACCAATACCACAGGCATCAGCTACATCGTTATCATCTATTTTTCTATTATACTCAAATTCAATAAAATCAATTGTTCTTTGCTTTCTTAAGTTACGCTCATATGTCTTATACCATGATTCAGATTTACCAGGATTTCTTGCAACAATGATTGCCTTTTCTTCCTTAGATATCTTTTTGTTTCCTAAATAGTTTTGCCAAGTAATTGGAGAAACCTTACCAATAATACGGATACCTGATTGACCAGCAGCCCCAAGCAGGGCACCCTGAACAAGTGCTAAATCAGCAGCAGTCTTAGGACTATTCATAAAGACTGTATGCTCAATAACAATAGCATCTACATTAACTATATGATCAAATAAACCTTTTGATTTTCTTCCAGCATCCACTACCTTTTCATAAATGTCTTTACCTTCAAAGCTGATCTTGCCACACTCTTTTAGCTGACCATCATGAAATGTTGCATAAGCAAGACTGTTAGTGCTTGCATCAATAGCGCAAATACGTTCTGGTCTCAATTCAATACCCCACTTATTCTTGCTCATACTCAATAAACCCTTTTAGTTCTTTTAACATTTTATTTACTGCTTTTTCACTTACGTTACAGTTTGCACAAAATCCAGAGTCATTATAGATAGAAAGAGAAGTTCCGCATCCACCTAGGCATCTACGGTCCTTCCCCTTTCTTTTTTGTCTACGAGTTATCTGATATCTTTCCTGAATTTTATCTTTTGTAGCAAGGTCTCTACACTCAAGGCTGCAGTAAATTTGATAACTGACCTTGGGGCTAAACCTAATATCACATCTGCTACAAAGCTTCACTCAGTTCCTCCAGCGATGCTATCTTAACAACGCCTGCTCCTGCCTCATCACATGCTTTTCTGATTGGACAGTTTTTACAAACCTTAGAGTTTGATCTGTAGTTCTTGGTTGGAAGCTGTTTAACTTCCCAAGACTTGCGAACAACCCTCATCCACTCAAAAGCTTCATCAATCCATTTACGATAATGATCATTTACCTCTACTGGAATAACAAGAAGTTCGTGATTATTCTTATTCTCATAAATCAAAACACCCTTCGCCTTCTTTAGAATCTTCATATAGATAAGTATCTGTACAACGTGACCCATCTTAGGCTTACCTGTGCGCTTACGATATTCAAAGACTTCATTGTTAGTTGTCTTTACTTCAACAACTACCTCTTCACCCTTCCAATTAATAAAGTTATCTACATAACCAAAAATTGGAGGATCA